GTATTGCATTTAATAAGTATTTAAACCGAAATAAGTCATTAATGTATTTACTCTGTTGCTAAAATTACTTGCTTCTGTATCTGTTAAGCCTAAACCAATAGATGCAAATCTACACTGTTTTGTAGATGCAAACTGAATTGCACCACCATTATTATTTGCACCAATCCAAATATTACCTGATGCAAAAGCATTTGTTATTAATGTGGCTAATGTTGCCTCACTTACTCCATTTCTGTATAATTCTCTGTCCGAATTACTGCGTTTTGATGCTAACCACCATCCCCTTTTATCTGCTGTTGTTGTGTAACTTACTGTTGTTGTACCGCCTAATGCAGCCAATGAACCAACTCTAATTGATAAATTAGAACTTGCACTTACAGAACCCATTTCAGCTGCTGCTGAAGCTGTTTGTGTTCCGCAATAAAAAGATAAATGAACAGTAGTTGAAAAAGTAGTACCCGAAATAAATGTGTCAGCGTATGCGTTTGTAGGTGTCATTCCACTACTTGCGTGTGTCCATCCTGTTGAGAATGTTAATCTATAAGCTCCAGTTGTATCTAATGGATTTTTTAAATTCCATTTGTTAGCTGTTGCCGAACTCCACAATGGTAAATACATTGCATTTATCTTTGTATAAACACCATCAGTTTTAAGACCTAAATAAAAGCTGTTAATTGCGTTTTTATCTGCTGAACTTGTTATTGCTGTGTTAGCAGTAAAGTAAGCCTGTGCATCGGTATCATAAGTTGGTCCTGCAAATACGTAAGGATTTATTATCATGCTCTTGTTCCAATAATAGTTACTTTTAAACCTTTTGCTGTACCATCACCTATTTGGTCTATATCAATAGTCATTTCAGCATCATCCGCCAAAGCAGTGTCACTTATAACGGGAGGAGTCGCTGCTGTTGTTGATGTTTTTTCAGTATTGTCAATAGTTAATTTTGTACTTAATATTGATGTCCCTCCCTCATTAATATCAACCGTAAATATACTTCCACTTGTTTGTGCGGTTGTCAAAGAAGCTCTTACTGCCGTTACGGTAATTGCACATGGAGTTCTAAATGTTACTTTTGCGGTTCCTGTTGTTAAGGCAGTTGTTTCATCAGATGCCGCAACTTGTATCTCTATTAAAGACCCCTTGTTTTTCCATAATTGAGTTGCTAATTCGTATGTTAAAACTTGATTGTTGGCTAATGTTCCAGCGTTAATGCTAACGTTATGAAGCTCCTGTAATTCGTACCCGTTTTGAACACGTACATACATTCTGCCCGAACTACCATTGCTCGCTGTTGTAACAACTCCCAAATACACTAAATGGTTTGGTGCAGAAGGTTTAATATTTGTAATACTTCCCGCTGTTGCTCCTAAATATACAGCGTCACCATCCGTAAATGTTGCAGTAGGCAATATAGACAATCCGTCCAATAAACCCTGCATCATTATTAATCCTTTTTGACCTGCGGCAATAGATGCTGATAACACAAGTCCAACAGTTTGAGCAGAAGTAGCGTCAGATGTATTATTTGCTCTTTTTACAGTCATTCTATCTCCTGTTCCACTAAAAGCATATACAGGCATACCCTTTGTTAAAGTTACAGAATCATCGTTTGTAACATAAGAGAGTAAAGTGTTTGGAGCGGTTCCGATAACTTGAAATCCATTTAAAACTAAATTGTAGATACAAATCATTTCTCCTCCGTCAACAATATCGCCACCAATTAATGGTCCGTTATTATTTCTATATAATGAAACAGCACCTAAGCTATTAATGTTTAATGTGGCAGAAGTTGTATTACCATTAGTGAATCTAACAATATAAGCATCTCCATCGTTATAGGCTGTAACTCCTGTAACAGTACCCGTATAAGTATCTGTTCCTGAAGCTATAAAATTAGTTATGCCACCACCTGATGACCCTCCGCTTCCCCCTCCGTTTTGAGAGAATATTCTCTTGCTATCTTTTATTGCTGAAATCATTTTTTATTGTTTTTGTTTGTAACCGTATCTAATTATTAATTGCGGTTCATCTAAAGAATAACCATAAAATTCTATTGTTTCTAAATTCCCATCCGTATAATAATAAATATTATACTTTTCGTTTTCAAATTTTATTTCATATTCATTCATTATTCTATGTATAAAATAATATTAAATCTAACTTGTGTTGGATTAGTTGGCGTCCATGTTGGTGTAACCCATTTTATATATAAAGCATCCGATGTGGTTACTGCTATGCTAGTACTTATGTTTTGATTGTTTTGTGCCGAACTAAAAGTGTAAGTAGTCGTTAATGTCTGTACTAAAACATCAGCTCCTCCACCTCCAAATTTATTAAGTGAAAATGTAGACGCTTGACTTGAAGCTCCTGCCCCATTTCTTGATGTTATCACTATGTTTTTTATCGTTCCATTAATAGGTGGAAAAACAGCTAAACAAGAATTTGATGTAAATGGTGTAGATTCATTGCCTAAAAAATAATTAGTTGCATCCGCTGGATTAAAAACATTAACAGTCCTTATTTGTAAAGCATAACCTTTTTTAGAATCTAAAACAGCCTGTAAATCCGTTTGGTTGCTTAATGTTCCTGTTATTGCACCCCAAACTCCACTATTTGCAGCTACTTCAATATAAACACTACCTGACCATCTATAAACCTTATTCGTGTCTAATGCGATATAAATTTTATCACTTGCTCCTGTTACTGGAAACGCTGCTAAGTTTGCGTATTCTAAAACCTCATCTACATAAGCAGGTAAATAAGCAGCATCTACTTTTGCATCGCTACTTAGTGGAGCATATCCGTTTGCTACCCCTTTATTTGCTAAATTTTCAGGCGTATAAGAAATGCTAATATTAGGATTATCACCTCCGGAAGACGTTAATGGTGAACTTGCTGTTACGCTTGTTACCGAACCTCCTCCACTTGGATTACTGTTAATATACCTAATAATTTCATCAATCTTAGAAAATATATTTTTTAACGCTAATTGAACGTTATAATTCTTTATTATTTCTACGATATTTGCCATTGTTATTTGTAGTATTGGATATGCAATACGTGAGTTCCTGCAACAGCTTGTATGATTCTAAAATTAACTAAGTTGGTTCCGTTATTAATGTCGAAAAAATCTAAATTGTTTAACGCCATGCCTACCGAAGATGTAGGTAATGTTGTAGTTCCTAACATTAAATATCTTGCTGCAACTTGAGTAGTTACATCACTTTCTAATCTTAATTCGGCGTAAGTTGCTCCCGTAGGAATAGTTAAAGCTTCTGCGCCTGCCGATAATGATAATTTTTCATATCCGCAAGCTATCAAATCTTTACCCGCTAATAATCTATATAATGTGTTTTTATCTTGAGTATTCATTTTTTATATTTTAATTAGTTATATACTCTTATTTCTATAAACTGATTCACTAGGATATCATCTTTTAACTGCAATCCACCAGGTGAATTTACATTTCCTAAGTCATAACACTCTAATAACATTTCTGAAAAGTCCATTGAACTATTATAACCCCATAAAGAAACCAAACTGCTTGAATTTCCTGCTCCTTGAATAAGTCCAAATTTACCATCTTTAAAAGTACCGACAATACCTAATGATTTATATACACCAATGTTTACATATTCCCAAGTTATATTATAACCTAAAGTATTTTCTAATACAGTAGCAACAGGAGCGTCTATTCCTGTTTGAGTTAATAAGGCAGTATATACTTTATACTTAGGTTCACTATCGTTTAATTTTCTGATAATTTCATCTATTTTAGAATAGATGTTTTTTAATGCCAATTGAACATTAAATGTTTTTATTATTTCAACAATGTTTGCCATTTTTTATTTTTTAAAAAAAAAGGGGGACTTTTACATCACCCCTTATTATTTATTGGGTTGATTAGATTCTCCAATCGTTAGAAGGTAATGCAGCAAACTCGCTAACAACAACTGTCGGCGCTGAAGCAGCAGCATTTAAAACGTAACCAAAAGGAACTAAAACCGTATCTGCTGTAAAGCTAAATGCAGCGGTTGTAGCAGGAGCGTAACCATCAATTTTGTAAGTTACTGCACCATTAACATCTACATAAACTTCAAGAGTATGAGTTTCTGTATCTGCCCAGTTTTCAGTTGTGTCAGTCGTGGTTGTTGCAGCGTTATTTAAAATTGTTTCAATTTTAATATCACCTGAAATAACATTTAAACAAGCCATATCGTTATAATCATCAATATTCGCTTGATAAGCTTCTTTTTTACGGAAACCAAATGCGCAATCATCTGTGCTTGACACGTCAGCAATGCTCAATTTAGTAACTAATGAAAATGCTTGTTTTCCTACAACAAACTCTTTTGGACAATTTGTTTCTAAAGGAGCAGAGTATTCAGCGCCTTCGTTATTAGCAGCGTCTAAATCTAACTGCAATCCTGTATTAGTGAAAGTAGGTACAATTTTAGTTTGACCCGCACCAAGAATTGAATAAGATAATGTCGCTTCGTCATTTTGGATAGCGTTAATATCACCTGTTGCGCCTGAAGGAACTCCGTTCACGGTAGGAACACCTGTTAAAGCAACTTTTACACTTGAAAATGCAGCAGGTGAACTAAATAAAGTTGCGAAAGTTGAAGGACTTGCACTAAAATATTTAATAACCAAAGCATGGAAAGCTCTTTCAAAAGCTTCAAATCCTGCAAGGTTAGTAGGGTTTCCACCTGTACCATTATCAACGTAAACGATTGTTTCGTAAGGAACTAAAGCCCACTGACCTGTTACGTTATGAGCAGATTGTAATTCCAATGTTTCGATACGGAAACCATCGTAATTTTGTCCACTTACAGCGTATTGACCATTTGCAGTTCTTGGAGCAGTAAATACACCAGTTGCAAGGTTTCCTGCCATGTTATACATTACAGGTTTTTGAGCTAACAATTCTTCACCTACACCGAATGAATAAACAGCAGCAGTAGTTACAGCCACAGAAGCCGAACCGAAACCTGAACCATCATTGTTCATTGCAGGAATAACTGTCGTTGCTCCTAAACGATTTGATTGGTTTTGTCCGTGAACAGGATAGTAACCTGATTCGTCAGTGATTGTAAATCCTGCACCACCTGTTAAAGTAGCGGCAGTTACGTAATTGTTTAGATTTGCATTAATAGCGTCAATGATTCTGCCGTGAATGTACTCACGTTGCGTAGCAGCACTTAATCCGATTAATGTTAAATCTGAAGGAGTTGTGTAAGAGTATGGCAACAATACTTCGTGACCACCTTGAATTACACGATTAACATCCCCTAATAAAATTGTGTACTTAGTTGATGCAGTAGGAGTATAAGATCCTAATCCTGCTTCTACAACTTGTACTACTTCGGCTCTGTACTTTTCTTGTTTAATAGAAACGATTCTATCAACATTAATTGCACGGTTAGCCCCTGTGATAGTTAACTCTCTACCACTGTACTTTAAGTCTGCTGCTGAAGATGTCTTCAACAAGATAGACTGAAGTGCTGGTTTTAAACTCATGTTTTCTTGTTTTTAATTGGTTTATAATATTACAAATATATTATTTATAATTAATCTAAATCTAAATAAGGTTTGTTACTTTTCAACAAATTATTGTTTTTCAATTTCCTTTTGTAAGAACACGGATTTATTGTAATCTTCAATAGTTCCATTCATTATTTCAGAAGCCATTTTGCATATTTCGTCATGAATGTTTTCTGGCATATCGCAATTAACAATTACTGAATTTGGAATAACAACACCCGACGTTAATGCAGCCGTTACGCTTGCCGTAAAAATACTTCCTACGTAATAAGTTACACCATTAAAAACGCAATCCTCATATACTATGTATTGTACGCCTGAAGTTAATGTTGAAGCTGGATATTTTTTATCACTTTCTGTACCTATTGATACGGTATCAGGAGTTTTTAAATAAGTCATAGTTGCGCTCGTAAACGAACCATTACCGAAATAAACGTCCAATCCTAAATCATTCTCAATGTAATATGTTTTTTTAGGAGTTGGTTTACGGAAAGGATCAAATTGTATTGGTCCTATTTCGTTTAAATTAGTAGGCTTACAATAAATTACATTTCCATCAACAGTCGTGTACATATTTCCAAAATAATAAAAATCAGCAGGGTAAACTACATTCTTGTTTGCTGTTGGAACTATTGTTGAAGTTTTAATTAACGTGTATAATTCACGCCTTACTTGTTCATTACTCTGAAAAGAATATCTTCTAAACAACTTTTTGTTGTCTGTTTTGTCTTTAAATAAAGAGTTTACAGATGCGTTTATAGCGTCCATGTAATTTGAATCCGCAAAACGCGCTGACTTATACCTATCATTGTAAAAGTCAATTCTTTCCATCATTTGAATAATATTCATGCTTATAAAATTTAAAAAAGCGGCATATAGCCGCCTTTATTTATTTTGTTTCTTGTTCTTTTTTGGCTTTCTCTATTTCATCTTTTAGTTTTTGCAAACCAAATAAATGACTACCTTTTATTCCTAAATTTTTAGCTTCTTTTACAAGCTCTTCTTTTTCAGGATTTGTTTCGGCAGTTACAGTGTTAACCGTTGTATTTGTTATAACTACTTTCTTTTTTAATTCTTCTAATTCTTTTTCTTTTGCCTCTAATTGCTTTTTAAGTTCTTCCATAGGATTAACCTGTTTAGGAACTACCGGGCTGTAAGAATGGCTTGAATTAGTTTCTTTTTCTTTTGATAACATATCAATAGCAGAAAGTAATTGTATGTTTCTAGTTAAATAAGAGAATGCTTGCGGTTCTGTTTTACCCAATACTTGACCCTCGTAAGTATATCCGTAAGTTTGGTCAAAAGATATTAATCCGTTTTTCAACGCTCTTTTGAATACAACCATTCCTTGTTTGTCAGGGTTGTCCCAAATTGTCAAGAACTTCTTGTGGTCAGTATCAGCTATTTTGTAAATTTCAGCCGTTAGCATAGTTTGTGAATGAGCTTCAGGACGAATACCAAATGCAGGTGCTAAATCTACCATTTGTTCGTACGTTAAGTTCTCGGCAACTTCAGCAGCTCTCTTTCTTTCTCCTCTTTCTTCAAGATAAGTGCTTGCTTTTCTTTGTTGGTCAATTACTCTCCAATTAGGTTTACCGAATTGATTAGGACTTCCCTCCATTGTGTAATGACGACTTAATACGATGTACCTTGCTCTTTCTTTTCTGTTTGATAAATCAAAGAACTCAAATTCTTTTAAATTGATTCGTTCCCAAATAATATCTTTTGTAACTCTATCAACTCCAATATCAATACCGAATATCGCTCCAGTTTGCTTATCGTTAACAGTCTTAATAATTACATTTTTATTATTTCTTGAACTTATCTTTGTTGCTTCTATTTTTACAATCCCTGTATTAGGGCACCATGTTGGATTGTCTAAGTTTGCAACTTTTAATTCAAAGCCGTGTCCGTCTTTAATAACTTTAAACATCGGCGCATTTTCTTCCATGACAGCTCCACTGTCAGATAATTGAAGTGTATTCATTTTTTTTATTATTTTGTTTATTAAAAATCCCCCTTATATTTCAAAGGGGGACTTTATTATTTTAAAGAACTAATTATGCAGATTTGTAAATGATACCACACTTGTTAGTATTGTAGATAACAAGTAAGTCTTCAGTTAACATTGCATATTTTTTTGCATCTTCTTCAGACATGATAGCTCCTTGAGAACCAGTCATACCATTGAACTCTTGATTAACGAATGAACGATTAACACCATTCTTACCACCTTTAGCAAATACATCCATGTTTTTAGATGCACCTTGACCAACTGTTAAACAGTAGTAGTTAGAAGACATTAATAATTTACCGTCATTACCTCTTTCAGGGAAACGCTCTTCATCGTCAAACATTGGATGCTTGATGAACCATACAGTATCACCATCAATGTTGAAGTTTGAGAAAGTAACACCCGCTTGTGGTTGGTCGCCACCTGCTTTGTTTACATCAGCAACGTTACGGAATAACTGAATGTTTTGATTAACGTTTAATGCAGCCATTTTCTTCTGTGCATTAGAGAAACCATCTTCACCTGTTACAAACACGTAAGTTAAACCTGAAATCATATCCGATTTTTTACGGATAGCTTTCATCATATCAGAGAAATCATCTTCAGTAGCTTCTCCGTTTACACCTGAACCGTAAATTTCGTTACCACCTTTGATTTGCTCTTCTAAACCATCACCTGCAATAATTCCTTTTCCTGTTTCAGGGTCAATTAAACGCGATATAGGTAATAAAGCACCGTTAGCATCTTTCATTGTAGAGATACCGAACCATCTTTGGTATTCACGCTCCATTAAGAATTGCGCACGAGCTTGTTGTAATTGCTCATACATCCATCCTTTTATTGGTCCATTTTCCGATTCAACTTCATACCATAATACATCAGATAAAGCTGTACCAGTGATAGAAACAGTTTTACGTTGGATAGTAGTGTGGTTGATATAAGTATCAGGGAAATGTGAACGTCCGTAACCGCGTAAAGAAGCCTCTCCGTAAGAAGAATAACTTCCAAAACAAGTTTTAACGCCCGGTTGTGCAGCAACATGAGTAGCGTAGTTAAATAATTCACCGTTTGGAGATTGGAAAGTGTAAGTATAGTTTCCTGAAGTTCCAACAGGGTATCCCATTACGCGAGCAGTAAAACGACCACCATAAAATACAGCGTTCATTCCCGGTACTAAATAGTTATCAGATAATACTAATTGGAAAGTTCCATCAGAAGATGTAGCTCCAACTTGTGATAAAATGTTAGAAGCTTTTTGGATACGACCCATAATGTTAAAACGGTAAGCATTATCAGCTACCATTTTACCTTCTTCTAATGAAGGAAGATATGAACTAGGTACGTCTTTTACTCCGTAAGGACCAACCGCTCCGTTTACTAGTAATGTAGAAACCATACGTTGATCTTTGTATTCCAACATTTTTCTAATTGCTGGATATTTAATTTGATTTAACATCAAATCGTTTTCGTCAGTGCAATCGCCTGACCATGTGCCTCTGTTAATATTAATATTCATGGCTTTTGTTTTTGTTTTTTATTTATTGTTTATTTTGGGTTATTTGATTTAATCACCAAACATAGAACTTAAAGATTCAAAGCCTGAAGTTGTCTTAGCATTTTGTTTTGCAATAGGTTTAGCGTTGTTTTGCTGCGGAACAGGAGGGACGTTTGAAAGATGTTTAGTTACTTTCTCCCTGCCTTCTTCTAACGCCTTGTTGCGTATGTTCTTTGCAGCTTGCTCGCCAAAGTGATGATACATGATGAACTCGGCTTTTTTAACAGGATCATTGAAAATACTGTCGTACGCACCCTCTGCATATCTGTTAGCCAATTGTTTACGAGCATTCTCGTTAATTGGTTGTCCCATGAAATCCTTAACTGTGTTAAAGGCGTTTGACATGAGTTCAGCTTGGGCTTGTCTTTCAGTCTGCAATCTTGCGTGATAATTTGTTGCAACTTGTTCCGCTAATTGCTGTCTTTCTGTTAAAACCGATTCTCTTGCATTATGCAAAACTAATTTAAGTTTTTCGGCTTCGTGATCTATTAATCCTTTTTCGGTTAATAATTCAATTTCTTTTTCTATTAAACTTTCACTCATTCCCTGTAATTCTAAATCTTTTTTTACAAGGTCTATATTGCTATAATTTAATAATGTATCAATTTCTTTTGTTGGCTCATTTATTTGTTCTCTTGTATAACCTTCACGTAATAACAAGAAATCAACTTGAGCTTCTATTGGTAGTTCGGCTACTTCTTTTTGAAGAGTTGTTTCCATTCCTCTTAATTCAGCTTGCTCTACCGCAACTTTAGCGGCTTCCACAAATGCCTCGTAAGAGTTTTCTTGAACCTCAAGTCCAAACAATTCTTTAGCAGTTTCAACCCAAACACTACTTTCTTCATCTCCATTAATGTTAGTGTCGTCTAACTTTAATTCGAAATCATTTGATGTAGTTTCGGCTGATGCTTCTTGCTTGGTTTCAGTATTCTTTTCTTCATTTTTTACCTCTTCCTTTTTTGTTTCTTTAATTTCTTCCTGTAAGTTTAAATCCACAGGAACTTGTTCTTTTGTTTCTTGTTCTAACTTTTCCTCAATCTTTTTTTCCTCTTTTACCGCAGTTGCATTGTAATTTGGTTCAAATAAATCTTCGGTCAAAAGCTCGAAATTGGGCGCTGTCGCCGTTGCCTCACCACCTCCAGTGGCTTCATCGGGGCTGTAATATTTCTTTTGCATTTAATGAATTTTAAACAAATATAAATAATTTTGTTTTTAATTAGTCTAAATAAGGATAACTTGTTGAAAAGTAATAAACATTTATAAATATATACAAAAAAAGCCCTGACGTTAATCAGAGCTCTCTTTTGTCAAAGTAAAACTAAACTACATCGGAGGAATTGGGGGCTGTGTGCCTCCCATATTTTTATCGCTATAAACAGATTTTTGTTCTATATTATTTGTATCAACAATCATTTGTTTACCCATTTTGTTATCGTCAATTCTTATTTGACCTTCTGTTTTAGCATTAATCTCATCAATTCTTGAAGCTTGCATATCTTCTCTATTCTCTAAAGCCATTTGTTGTTGCATTTGCAATTGTTGTTGTTGCATTTGCTGTTGTGCTTCTATCTGTCTTTGTTGCTGTTCAGCAGCCACTTGTTGTATAGACTTCCACGCATTCTTTAATATGTTTTTAGCTTCAGTATATGATTCAGCAGTTTCTAATTGCATCAAATCTTCTAATCTTATTTCTTTTGCGTTTAATGATACTTGAGCCAAAGCCATAATCTTATTTTTCATTTCAGCGTATCTTCCGCCGTCTTGAATTGCAACACCATAATCCTGATAACCTATTTCTTTTTCAACTACCAAAAATCTTTGTTGTGTATCGCCTAAAATCTGCTTACCTTTTTCTACTTTAAAGAAACCATAAGACAATTTATAATACTCACACATTTTCATTAATACTCTTTCGGTAAACTTATTCATTCCGTAGAACAATGGAGTAGTAATGTTTTTAGATGCTGTAATTGCTATTTGAGCGTTCGTAACGGTAGAACTTGCCGCAATATCACCCTGTCTGTTTTCGTTAATCCCTGTAATTAAATCTAAAGTTTGACGTATATCATTCTTTAACATGATTAATTGTTGGAATGAACTAGATAAACCTATATCTAATACTTGAATCAAATCTCTTAAATTCAATTCTCTACCAGATTCGTTACCATCCGCAGAAGTATCGAAGTCAACAAAACCATCATTTACTACGTCGTAAATAATTTCTTTCATTGTTCTTTTTTGCGGTAAAGCTGCTCTGTTATAACCTATAACTTTTCCTTTTGCAATGTTCAATTCTTTAAGAATTTGATACATACAAATATCAAAAGCTGAATCAAAATTCTCTACAATTTGCTGTAATGATACTCTTATTCCGTCTACCGTATTAAATAAGTATCCAACATAAGACATATCAACTACCCTATTAGGGTTATCAACTCTTCTAGGCTGAAATTTTTTACGTCCTAAGTCAACACTTATAATACCGCCAATTCTAACAGCCTCTCTAATATCTTCTGCCCATTTAGTTTCTATTGCTAGTAACTTGCCTTTTTCTACAAGCTTATCGTAATATTCTCTATTGTTCTCATACTCGGCAGCGTCCATTTGAATTGTGTAGTATTCAGAACTTGGATCTAACTCTAATTGTTTTTGTGTTTTTGGAGATAGCTTATAATAAGTCGGAACATAAGAAATCCATTCTATATGCACTACGTCCATACATAAGTCACCGTTTATCTGATATGTTGTTGCTCTTCTTGTACCTGCATTTTGGTTACCGGTATTCTCAAGACCTTTCAACATTTCTTTTTGTTCTTTTGTCAAATCGTATTTCCTTAATATTTCGGAAATAGTCATTCTGTATCTTGCTCCTTTTAATGGCGCTCTTTCAATAAAGTCGTCACCTTCTATTTCGTCAAAAATAGCATCACGAGGGTCAATCTTAATGTAATTAACGTTACCTTCTAAATCAATATCAATCTTACCATAACACATTGATGTAATTTCAAGGTCAAGAAAATTCTTAGAAAGCTTATTCTTCATGTCTAATTCAGAGATACCGTTTTCCAATATCAATTGCATAACGTGCTCATTCTTATCCTTGAAAGTCATTTGGTTCCATACCTCATCTGGATCGCCCTCCGGTAATTCCATTCCTTCCAATACATCAACCCCAACTTCTTTTAACTTAGATAATTCTTTACGAGCAATTAATGCTCCGCGAACTAAATCAGCCTCGTCAAGTTTCTTAGTCTTAGCATCTGAATTTATTGTGGTAACTGTTGGTTTAAGCGCTTGATTAAGGTATTCACCTTTAAGTAATTCTAACTTGTTTCTGCCTAATCGGTATGATATAAATTTAGATTTATTTTCTCTTCCATACGTTTTACCTATGAATCGTAAAGCGTCAGCATTTTTAATACCATTATAAGTATTATACAATCTACTCATTATTGAATAGATATTGTTTCTTCTGTTAAGGATAGTTTCTGCGTAGTTTAAGTGAAGTTTCACCCATGCTAACGTCTTATCCTTGTCTGGAATATCCTGTTTTGGAAAGATCATTATAATTAAATTTCGTTATTTAACCTATTTACCCCGTTGGTAAATTTTGCCTAAAAATACAAATAATAATGATTTTTTCTCATTGTTATTTATTAACATATTTATTTTTTATGGTTTGCATTATTCATATTGTAATAAAAACAATCATTGTTGTCTGCTATCCACCTATCCGAAACGGCTTCAACGGAAAATAACTCATTGTCAACTTTTATGTTTTTTACATCAACAGGAAATTTATTCGTTATCCAATTAGAATCTTTCCAAAATATTCTATTGTTTGGTTGGCAAAGTAAATAGCCATCGTCCGAAATTAAAATATGACCGCACTTGTAATCAGACGGCTCATTAGAATAAGCGTTATCATACCAATCAATAGTCATTAAATATTTTGCCCATACTTTTGATTTGTCTTTTAGTACAATTTCACATCTTTTTTCAGACAAATATTCATATTTAGTTACAGTAACATTCTCCGAAAAACAATCCCATAATTGTTTAAAGTGAAATGGTATATCTTTTTTAGGTTTCTCTATAAATATTTCTGATAAAGGAACTCTTGACCTTAACATACCATAATCAGTCATAACATGAAATGTTAATATTTTTCCTGTAACTGATTGAATACCAAAAGCATAAGCGTTATGATATTTATTGTTGTCTTTTTTATTTTTAGTAAAATGAGATAACCTTACATAGCATTTAAAAGACTGAATGTTTTCATTTAATATAGCCATAATTATTTACCGAATAAATCGTGATCTTGTTCTATCGTTTTTAATTTTGGAGAATTAAAACTAAAATCATCGTTTAACAAATACTTATTTAGTTTATCTTTTTCTGCTTCGTCACGCGGATTTAAAGCGTTTGACATATCTTGCATCAAAGCAATACCTAACGTATCTGCTAAGTCATTATCGGAATCATTAGTGTATTCATCGTATGCCTTTAATTCGTCTATCAATGTTGGAAACACTATCTTTTCTCCGTGATCTAATATGTAACTTTGCATAACAGAAACCATTGCAGGTCTTGACCATTTATTCAAAGATACACCATATTCGTGCAATTGCTCACTATTTACTGATTCAAATTTCTTCGGTCTGCGAGCCAAATACCTTGTCCCCCCATTGCTTTTGAAATATTCAATAACCATTGGCTTCGCTACGTCCACCAGTACAGAAGATGTTAAATTGTAATAAATAGCAACTTTTAAACACATCTCATAAAACTTTTCTTTTCTGTCAGGTCTATTTCTTACAACACAAACAGGCTTCATTTTTGGTTGGTTAGGTAATTTATGGTCACGTATCATTACTAGCATAGCTCCCAAAGACTTAGACGTTTTAGATTGGTCTTGATCATAACTATCTATTCCTGCTGAATAAAGATTATTTACAGTTGTAATAGGGTGCCCGTCAATTGAAATTAATACGCAGTCTTTTTCCAAATCAGTATCTTTCGCAGGAACAGCTTCAACCTTAAAAGGAACTACTCTTTCTCCTTTGTCATTTTTTACAAATTCTAATTTGTATTTAGCGTACTTTTTAGGATTTGACGACAAATCAAAACCTACTTTATTGAGTAATTCAATATCAAACTTGTTACTTGACACTCTTTTGAATACTTCTTCTATTGTCAATGGATTGTTTTGACATTCCTCAATCCAGCCTTCTATATCTCCTGTATCTAATAAATGTTGTCTTACTTTTTTAATATTTTCTTCGGCAGCTTCTTCGTCCTCAACACCTAACATCTCGTAAGGTTGATACTTCAACTTTAAATTAGGAACCTCTTCTACATTCTCACCTAAGTCATTAGTAGCTCCTGCAAAGAATGGATGGTAAAACCTTGTTCCCTTAATAAAGAATCTATACATATTGTAAGATTCGTAATTGTGCCACATTTCCTCAAAGTCTTCTCCTGCCGAACTTTTGTTACCTCCTGTTGCCCAAGTCCAAAAGTTACCTTTCTGAACTGAACCATACATCAAACAAGCTTTAGTAGCATTATAAAAAGCTTTCAGTTTTTTAAACTCTACACCTTCTTCTGCAACTACATCGTTCAAGAACAATCCCTTAAATAAGTTAGCGTTTTGAAACATGGTAGCTACGTGTATCTTGTTAAAGGTACCTTCTTCACGTTTGCCGTTCTCATCAATAACATCGTAACATGATATTATTTCGTCCGTGCCTTTGCTCCTTAGTCTAAATTCAGGAACCAATATGTTATCGTGAACAGCCCACTTTTTCATAAACTCTTCGGTATATGTAGAAAGTCCTGCTGCTACACCTGCATTGTAACCGGGTATAAAACGATAACCATAATCAATAACCATGTTATTAAAAGCCTCCGATAAACCTCCTCTACGTTTCTTCGGTCCTATAAAGTTTAATCCGTTCTTTTTGCAGTGCTCAATAGCGTAAGCTAATTCTAAATGTAAGTCACAAATATCTGCGTTACGCGGTCCTAATACGGTATCAAATATCTTAAAGTTAGCATAGTAGTAATACCTGCCCGGTATAAACATTCCTCCCGTTTGATAGCCATGTATAATGTAATAAAGTTGTTCTTCCCAAAACTTTTCCCAATCAGGAGTTCCTATTACATTCTTATTGTACTTGCTATCTGCGTATTTAGGAATACCATTCTTAGCAATTGGATTCGGACAAAATCCTTTCCCTTTTTTATAGGGGCTCTTAGGTAAACTCATTTTTTCTTTTTCCTTAATAACGACATATATCTTTCTCTATTCCTTTGAAACTTCTCTAAAAACGATAAATTACCTCCGCCTACAACTTTACCTTCCTTAGCCACTTCGTCATAAACTTCGGTTTCTAAGTCCCTAATAGATTCTCTGATAGCGTTTATAGATTTAATAATCCTTGCAATTTCTTTTTCATCAGAAGCCAATACCATTTCGTCTTGCAATTGGTCTATCTTTGATTGATAGGTTCGCGCTAATTCTACTTTGGGATTGTATTGTAAACTGATATAGGCTTCCGCAGCTTGCTTTATTTTGTCTTTATCAAAGATATTCTTATCATCGTTTCCGTAAGCGTGAATCAACGCTTTTCTTCGTCTGTCAGCGTCAGTAAATTGTCTGTAAGGTGATTTATAGTCATAAGCTAATATAATAGCCAATGTTTCTTTTTCGTCCAATACAGTCAATTCAGGACATAACTTAACAGCGTCCGGGTGCAATAATGCTACGTTCTTTTCGTCTAAATAAAAAAGCATATTATTGTAATCTTATAGTGTCGCTAACATCTACTTTATTTTCATTCAATAATGAATCGTATTTTCTTGACCAATAGGAATCTTTTTCGTGATGTTTACTGTATTCTTTTACATACATACAGAACATAAATAAAAATCCTACCGCCAATAATAAAAATAATCCATTATAAAACTTGATTGTTTCTTTACAGTTTTCCATTTGTTAATTGTTTTTTTCTTATTCTTAAAATGTGCTCAACCTCTGGCTTCAAATACATAACAGGCATATATACATGATTCATGTAGTTATCAGGCGGAATAAATCTAATTCCTAACTTCCTGCATTGCTTACCTGTTAATTGTTCAAACATATACGCGTAAATACTTAACTGCAAAGAGTATTTAACAAAGTTACAATCCTCCAAATAATCAAATGGAGGATTTAATCTTGTTCCGTACTTATTGAAAGTTTCTATTCCATTACGCATATTCGTCTTATAGTCCTCTACATCAAACTTACTTCCCTTTGTTTTGCTAATCATACATATCATATCACTCGTCCCGGCAATTCTCGTTTCGTCGTGATACAAAGTCAATTCATCGTAAACTTGATAGTAGTCCTTATAATAAGAACATACATCAATTATCATATCCCTCAAATCTTCGTCTTCAGGTAATATAATGGCTGTCTTTTTATACCTTTCTAAAGCGTTATGTATTCTTGTTCCGTGATCAGTAGATTTAGTTGCTATATCTTTCCATTCTTGCAGAACTTCCGCCTGACTGACACCTCTCTTTTTAGCAACCATAGCTGATACCTTTTCGGAATCAAACTTAGTTCCCAAGCCACCCAACAGTTTACTGACACTTGTATATTCATCGCCCGTAACCAAGTTGTAATACTTGTGCTCTATCGGTTCTAATTGTACTTTTGGTTCAAATAACTTCATCAGAAAGCAGGGGCTTTAAATGCAGTAGGAGTTACTGGTATAATCAATGGCTCATTGTTTGTTTCTGTTTCGGGAACCACAACTTCGTTATTGCTATCCAACACAACAGGTTCAATTATCTCTAACTGAACATTCTCAATCTGAACATTAACATCGTCAATTTCCAATTCGTCGTTAATCAATACAACAGCTCCCATCTTCTCCAATATCTCCGTACATTTATCTCTCTTCTCCTTATTACTCATATCCTTGAACTCCTTAATAAGTACATCGTCATTCTTTAACTTAGCAAATTTCTTTAAGAACTCTGCCTCATCCAATTTCTTCTTTCCTGCCATGTACTCATGAGTTTCCTCAACTACCGTATTAATTACCTTCAAAACAGTTTCAAAGTGTTCGTAACCATCAGCAGCCTCAACATCAGGAGTAGATACTTTAATGAACTTGTCGCCCAATGTTCTCATCTCCCCAGAAATCTTAAACGATGTAGTCCCATTAACAACAATCTCCGTTATCTTAGTTTCCTCAATAAGATAATCCTTGTGCATAACAGAAATCGTTTCGTTATAATATCCACACAACTCCAACAGGAAATTCCTCAAGTCATTAATAGAGTTCTCCAATCCCGTGTGTATAGGATGCCTCCTCTTTTCGATATGCTCATTGTTCCATATCAAATTGTCCTTCTCTTGCGGATACATATAAGTAACCTCCAAGCCCTTCAAGCCATCATCCTTTAGCCTGATCTTCGTGATCTGTTTTGTCGTCTTTATCATTTGTTTTTGTTTTAGTTTCTTCGCAAAATAATTTTTCTTTCTCCGCCCTTTCCCTATCCGCGCGTATCTTCTTCTTTATTGATTCAGCTTCTATCCACCATTGGATTCTCTCAATGTCCATATCACAAATATATTCTTTTATTTTTAATTATACAAAATTACAAAATAAATTTTTAATAATCAAATAAATTATTTTTTTATTATTTGTATTTTATTACAAATTATTTGTTATATTTGCAGAAACTAAAAACTAACTATCATGGAAACATTTGAAACTTATGCCCCATTATTCGCAGGATTTTATGGAACAATTTACGAATACAATAACGAAGATTTTGATATTGAATCGTACAACGAAGAAAACAATACCAATCTTAATTATGACGATTTTGAATGGGATTATTCTGATTACAGAGAAAGAATAGCAAAAAGATTTGTCAGCGAAATAGAATCAGAACTTAATATGTATTTTCCAATAAAAATAACATATCAAAATATTCAATCTCCAAAATATTATAACTTCACCAACGATTCAATAAACATATCCGTAGAAGTTGACTTGAATAAATTAATAGATTTAATTAAAGAAAATAATAACGAAGCTGAAAAGTATTTTTTAGACAATTATACTTCGCGGGACGGATTTACCTCATTCCATTCTAATGATATAAATGATTGGATAAATATAAAATATATACTTGAAGACGATAAACATAGAGTAGGAGCAATAATAGACTGCTTATCTTCTATATTTATAAACATAGAAGATATTAATAGTTACGTTATTGAGGAAACATACATAAACTTTAAATGTAAAAATAAACTATCATGAAAAGATGTTTTACCTGCAAGCGCAAAAAACCTTTATTTCTGTTCAAGAAAAACAGAATGAAGTACCAGCTAAAATCAGACCTGAATCGCTGCGTAGAATGTAGGCTATGCACCACCAAAAGATTCATAAACCAACACGGCAAAATAGCCAAATTCGACTTCAACATCAAAAAATTCCAAATAACAAAACAAAATGTATCACTAATAAATATCATAAAACAATATATTAACTAATCAATGGAACAAACATTCATAGTAGGAAACATACCCTACAAAATAGTCGGCGAAGATGTTTACCGCCTCCCATACGAAAGAAACCACAGATGCTTCAACCTAAAAAAACTATCACCAAACTACCAACTTAGATATACACTAAACGGTAAAGTATACTCAATGCAACAAATAAAAGAAATATTCCTTAAATCAAAATAGTAATACCGTCTATATGAATACTTGAGGCAGGCTTTTTTTATTTATGATATACACAAATCCATTTTTTTGTTATATGCGTCAATGTTTGGGGGATGCTATATACCCCTTTAAAATTTTACGGGGGTGGCTCTGCCTTACTGGGGGGCTTATATTTTTACTGACTACCTGCCAGCCGTTTTAATAGCTTACTAAAAATAAAATAAAATAGTTTGATGCTAATATATATTTATATATGATAGTCAAACTGTATTGATATAAATTTATTACTGACTACTTATTTAGATTTAGTCTAAATAAAAATAAGAGTATGTTTGCCGGTTGCTATGTACTTATTTAGAATGAATATATATTATAATAATATAATACTTTGGCACGGTTTTATTTTATATAGAATGATTATAAATAAAAAGTTTGGCATGATTTTATTTAAAACTTTACAAAAGTATATAAATAATGAATAATAAATATATTTATATGTTTATGTAAAATTAATTGCATTGATAATCAGACAGTTAGCTATTTATTTGTAAAAAAGTACAAAAAATATTTGCATTTAGTTAATTGATGTTGTATATTTGTATCAGATAATTAATCAATAACAATTTAAAAACTATCAACATGGAAACTTTAAAAAAATTCGCAAAGATTGAAAACATTGCAATAAGTATTGTTTTTGCAATCTTAACAGGTTTAGTTATTTATAATATTTTTACTCATGGGATCACTAGCACGGCATCGTTTGAATTTTAATAAATAACAAATAAAAAAAACATCAACTAATCAATAACAATTTAAAAACTATCACCATGAAAGCAACAGTAAACAACAACAACAAATTAGTTAAATTATTAACTGATAACGTACAAAGTAACTTTATTAATGACATGAGCTTTTTAAATGATTTTAATACTATCATTTTAGATCATGCAACTAACTACGACGGCAAAGCAAAAGAACAGTTAAAAAGTTTCTTTGAAGACTTGCAACATGGCGGTTGTATCTCTGGAATGATAGGAGAGTTTATTTATCATAATGACTGCAAAGAATTTTATATTAAACATATTGACGATTTAGAAGAATTTAAAACAGATTTAGAAGATAGAATCGG